ACTTAAACGTTGCTTGTAAATCAGTATTCATTCCCCAGTCTGCTCTCTCCAGTTGGTCTAGCCTGTCGGCTAAAGAACCTTCAAGTAATTGTAGTTGTGGTCTCGAAGAGAATGTTATAAAAGCGTTTTTGAAAACACCATCATTTCTCTCTGAGATGTACATACCCAATGATGTTGATACATCCATACAGGTAACGTTACCGTTATTCCCTGCCGGAGTTTCCATTGAACCTGATACATCAACTACTGGTAATACTCTTTCGTTAATACCCTCCATATAATTTGGTAATGAGTCCCATTGTGCTTGTGCAACAACTTTTTCACCACCGTTTTTAATGGATTTGATAACATCGTAAGGGTATACTGCTGTCGCATTAACTTTAGTTACCCCATCCACTAATGCCTGTTTGTATTCTTCATACCTACTTTCATCATTTTTCATGAAAGTTTTTTGATACCTTGACGAGGCTAAGGATGGAAGTTTCGAATAATCGATACTACCCCAATCCTTCGCACACATCTTGGTTTCAACCACATCGGTAAGTCCTACTAATAATTTACGATATCTTTTAGGTGACATCTTAAGGTACCTACGAATAATATTCGCTTTAGGTCCTTTTCTAGGCATCCACTTTGCACATAAACCATCCTTATTATCTAAAGCGGTTTTTATTAGATGTAAAGCAGATTCCCAACAGTTCATTGTACCAACTAATGTCAATACATCGTCCCATCTCCCATATTCACTAACTAAATGAATATTTTTATTAAGTACGACTCTGTGGTTTTCACATAACCATGTCAAACAATCTCTGAAGATTTGTCTCTCACCAGCTCCACCACGGACATCACGTGTCCAAAAAATAATTCTAATTGTTGTGAGAGGGTCTTCATTAAAAGCTTTCGAAACTTTGGCGAGAAGTTTCTCTTTGCTCACACCACGCATAGCTCCTATTTGGAAAAATAGATTGACACAGTGATTGAGTGAGGATGAGTTTGTTGTCATCCCATTCTCAGTCTGAGTGTCTTTCTGTTGTATGGCGTCGATTAGATTCATGGTTATATTTTTTTAAAAATTAAAACGAGTTATAAACTTATATAATCTCTATTTGTAAGTCAACTAATTTAAAGACTTTTTTGACCGTTAGGGTAATATTTTTTTAATGTACTTAATCTATCATCAGCTTCACCTAACAAAGCTAAAGCTTCTTCTGCGTTTTTATAAAAGTCACCTGTCGAGTGGTCACCTATCCCTACCGAGTTATTACCTAATAATTCTAGTGATAATAAAGCTTTTGCCTTATCTGCTTCAGCAGATTTTTTTAACATTTCAAATAATTCTTTTTTCATAATTTTTTATTGGTTTTTATTGTTTTGTTTATTTTCCCATCTTTCTCTTCTAGATGGTTTATTGTCTTTTAGTTTTTTTGTTTTAGAAGGTGTTGCCGGTTCATTTAGTTTTCTACCAAATTTAATTAAATGCGTTAACCTTTTAATTTCTTTTTTAGACTCTCCATTAATTGGTAACCTGTCTAACTTTTGTTGTGGTGTTAAACCATTATAAAACTCTTGTCTAGCTTCAGCATCTTTTCTTCTGTCAGCTCTACTTCTTTGTCCATATTTTCTTAATTTTGCCATAATTTTTTTTTAATTTATCATTCAAAAAGGAAGGGGCGAACAATGTTTCGTGTTCTCTATACCCCAACCTGTACTTTTTAGAGCGGGTGGGTGGAACGAACCACCATCTACCTACTGGAATGTATGCCGCTTTCATTAAGCTACACCCGCATTTTTTACTTCCTACTACAAGTTTCTCTTACAATATAAACCCAACCACTATCCGAATTTTCTGTTAACATTTTAGATATTCTTTCAGCTTCTGATTTCTTTTTTATATCCCAAATTTGGGATAGTCCGTCGGTTAATAGGATGTGTTGTTTTTGACCGTTTTCTTTATTAGTCATTACTTTTACAATATTATATGCCATTTTATAAGTCGTTTTCATACCAGACACCATATACTGGGATTGTTTTTCCTTCTACTAAATCGCCATTAACGTTTCTAATTGGTGCGTTACACAATAATTTTTTCTCTTTAATTTTAGGTGAGTTGTCTTTTGTCTTTGCAAAGTATTTTGGGTTCTTTGAGTTTAGTTTTCTTTTTTTCGCCATTTTTATTATTTTTGTTTATTACTATTTTTAAGTTCTTCCGCATTTATTAACTCTCTTGGTGAATCGTAGTCACCAAACTTTCTTCTAAAAATTTCTCCAGTATCTGGATTTCTTTCATAGATATATCTAGTTTCATCCCCTATTACCTCTTTCCTTTTTTTTTCTACATCCTCAACCATACTTCTAATCTTTTTAGCGAAGTCCCAGTCGTTTGGGTAATCTTTACTTAATCTACTAATTTCTTTATAACTAAACATATTCTAAATTTTATAATTTTTATTTGGTGAACCCGATAGGATTCGAACCTATGACCTACAGCTTAGAAGGCTGTTGCTCTATCCAGCTGAGCTACGGGTCCATTTATAGTACAAATGTAAACAATAATTTTTAAACTAACAAACTATTCGGTAACAACTTCTGTCTGTTTTTCCACACTACTATTATTATACTCAATAAATTCCATACAATTATATAATGTTTCTAAAATTCTATTTGTAATTTTATACGGGTCTGCATTTGCAGATGGTCTTCTATCTTCTAAATAACCCTTCCAACCATTATCTACTGTTGATACTGGTATTCTTATACTTGCACCTCTATCACTAACACCATATGTAAATTTATCAATTTCTTGTGTTTCGTGTTTACCTGTTAAACGTTGTTCATTATAAGCTCCATATACATTTATATGTTCTTCATGATTTAAATTTAAAAAATTACAAATAGCTTCAAAAAGTTCTTGTCCCCCATTTTCTCTCATATTTTTATCTGAAAAATTACAATGCATACCAGAACCATTCCAATCACCCTTAACTGGTTTAGGGTGGAAACTAATTTCTATATCGTGAAATTCAGCTATTCTTTTTAGTAAAAATCTAGAAATCCATAAATCATCAGAAACTCTTGTAGCTCCTTTACCAAAAAGTTGGTACTCCCATTGACCTAACATAACTTCAGCGTTTATTCCAGTAATGTTAAGACCCGCTAATAAACAAACATCTAGATGTTCCTCTGCAATTTTTCTACCAGTAACGGTACCACCCCCAACACCACAATAATATTTACCTTGTGGTTCAGCATAACCATTTTCTGGAAAACCTATAGGTTTACCATTTTTCATCATAGTATATTCTTGTTCAAATCCAAACCATACCTCATCCACATCTACCGATGATGGTATTAAGGCTCTAGTATTAGTACTATGTGGTTGTTTTTTAGAGTCTAAAACCTCACATAAAACCAAGTAAGCGTTAGGTCTTTGTGGGTCTTTAACAACCCTAACTGGTTTTAAAATACAGTCAGAATTATATCCTGTTGCTTGACCAGTAGAACTACCGTCGAAAGACCACATTGGTAGGTCTTCTGGTGATATAACATCTAATAATTTTGGTTCTGTTGTTTGAATAGTGTGTATTTTAGTCTTACTTCTAAGATTAGATTCTGGTTTATTACCATCCATCCATATGTACTCTAATTTAATTTTAATTTTCATTTTTAATTTTGTGTTTTAGTTTATTTAAATTATACTCAAGTTGTTCTAACAAATTATTATCTGTTATTTCTTTAAGTTCTTTAAGTTTTTTTATTTCTTTTTCTAACTCTTTTAGTTCTTTTCTATCTTCTTCGTCTAAATGTACCATATCGTAATATTTATTTAAATATATGAACGCAATAATTAACAATCAACATATACCATTAGAAATAATGTATACCCCACAAGCTAAAAGTGTGGGTATGATGGGTAGGGATAATTTAGAGGGTGGTATGTTATTTCCATTTGACTCTGTGGGTGAGAGGTCTTTTTGGATGAAAAATTGTATTATACCTTTAGATATTTTATTCATAGTTAATGGTAAAATTAATAATATCTCTAAGGATTGTCAACCTTGTGTCAATCAAGAATGTAACCATTATAGGGGTATAGCTGATTCTGTTCTAGAACTTCCTGGTGGGTATTGTGATAAAAATAATGTTGGTGTGGGTGATAGATTAACCTTTTATTAATTTACCTTTTGTTTAAGTTTAGCTAACATCGCAGCTGCTAGTTTTTTTAACATAGGTAAACCATCTTTACCTAAATAATTAATACCTGATATATTAGTAATACATGGGTGTCCTCCACTGTTAGCTACAATTATATCGTAAGCGTTGACTGAGATATAATCTAACATTTGTTTTTGTTTTTTAGATAAGTCTGAATATGGTTTATTTGTTATATCCACAATCATATCTTTAAAACTACTTTTTTTATCTGGGTTAATCCCTTTTATTTTGTCATTATATAAAGCAACTAAATCTTTAAATCTAAAACCAAAAAAATCTTTTTCTGACTTTACATCCCCAAAATCTTCATCACTTTGTTTCATTAATTTTTGTAGGGTCGCTGTTACACTTCTTTCACTTATTCTTTTAATTTGTGATAAAGGAACTTCTATAGCACTAAGTTCAGCCTTATGTTCTTCTAAAACTTCCGAAGCCATCTCACCTAAATTTACATTTTCATCAAATTTTTCTTTAAATGGGTTACAACTAGTTTGTAATAAACCCATTGGCCAAATCATAAGGAAGTATTCAACTTCTGGGTGCATTTCTAAAGAAGCGTATCTATCATAAGAACCAGGTTTAAAAGCTGAAGGAATACCATATTGTACCAATATTTTACCTTCTTTTTTTACTTTATCAAAATCTCTTAATCTTTCTCTATAATTGTCCGCGTTAGATTGTAATTCTTCAACACCAACAAAACCCATATCTCTAGCTAGTTCTTTTCCTTTCATAAACATACTAACAATACTAGGGTTAGAGTACATAGCTAATTTTTCTAAATATCCTGGTTTATTCTTATAAGCAAGTATAAGTTTATTTAAAGCGAATCCAGCTGCCTGTTTATTTTTTTCAAGTTCCTTTTCTTTATCTAAAGTGAAAACAAAGTTAATAACCTCTTCTGGTTTAATACCTTTTCTGTGAAAGTCTGCAGAATCAACTGTTCTAAATAAGTCTATATCTCCGGTTGGGAATATGTCTGTTGGTGATATTATTCCTGAGATGGTTTCAACGTTTGACCTTGCTGGTTTAAATTGTGTTGCAGCGTCTTCAACACCTGTTTGACTATCATGATGGTCTGTATGTATTTTAAATTCTGGTTTACCATGTGCAAAATCTACCAAGACCGGCATAACATCTTCACTAGCATCTGGTTTTACTAAAGCGAATTCTTTATCACCATACTGAATGGTCTTATAACCTATAACATCTATACCGTACCTTTGGAGGTATTCTCTCATAGCTATAGCGGACACTACACCATCTAAATCTAGGTGAAAATATATTTGTGCTTTTGGATATCGTTCAGCTAATTTTTTAATATCTTGTATACCACTTTCAGTGATAAGTGATTTAGTTACAAGTTTAATTTGTTTTTCTGTTAATACTATATTCCTCATGTTATATAAATAGTTAAAGTCCTTCTATGAATCTTTGATATTCTTTTTCTCTTCTTTTGGCCAGACCTGGAAATTTTTTAGATATTCTATACGTCTTAATACTTTCCGCTGCTGCATTTATTTTTTCATTATCTATTGTTTGTGATTTTTTTAATAAAGCTATAACATCCGACCTTCTTATACCACTTGCACCACCATTAAATGATAAAGATAATAAAGCGTCAAACATACCTTGAGTTATTAAAATATTTAATCCTTGGTCCTCCCAATCTGTAAAAATCTTTCTTAATTTATTAGCGTGATAAGTAGAATCTTCTCTTAGTATCTTATTAGCTTCTTCCTCACAATCTTTACCATCACCCAAGACATCACCTTTTTTAACCCCTTCAGTGTGACCATAACCGATTGTCCACTTACCATCACCAATATTATAAGCTTTACATTTTAATTTTTCTTCTTTCCTAATAAAATCCCAATACCACTGTGAAGCTACCAATTCAGACGCTCTTTTGAAGTTTGAAGTGTCCAATTGTTCATAAATTAATTCTTTAAGTATTTTTGTAAAACCTATACGCATAAAAAAGTCGTTTATAATAAATACAACTATAAACGACTTACACTATAAAGTATTTAGTTAATTACATACAACTAAAATACCTTTCACCTCTATCACAAAGAATTGTAACACCTGAAGTTTTATCATTATCTCTTAACCATTGAAATGCTGTAAATATATTTGCTGCTGCACTTATCCCCACAAATAAACCGTACTTTCTAGCTAAATGTCTGGCACATGCTTTAGCACATTTAGTAGATACAACTCTAATCTCATCCACCCTATCTAAATCTACTAAAAATTTACTACCATCACCAATTCCTTGAATACCATGTAGACCAGGTTCTCCTCCTGACATAACCGCACTTTCAGCTGGTTCAACAGCTACAGCTTTTATTTTTGGCCACATTTCTTTAAGAAATTTATCGGTACCCATAAGTGTACCACCAGTTCCTGTACCTGCAACAAAAACAGCTGGTTCTGATTCTGAGTTATCTTCTTTAAATTGATTGTATATTTCTGGACCAGTACCCATGTAGTGTGCTTTAATATTTAACGGGTTGTCGAATTGATTGCAGTTAAACCATTCATTAACATAACAAAGTTCATCTCTCATTCTAATAGCTTCGTCAAAATCACCTTCCGGAGCTTCAATCAGTTCAGCACCATAATACTCAAACATTTTTTTTCTTTCTTCTGACATATTAGAAGGCATTACTATCACCATATTATAACCCCTTTCCGCCGCTAACATAGCAAAAGCTATCCCACTATTCCCACTAGTAGCTTCACAAAGGGTGTCCCCTTTACTAATTAACCCTTCTTTTTCTGCGTTATTAATAATAAATGTAGCCATACGGTCTTTTACAGAACCAGATGGATTCATAAATTCACATTTACCCCACACAGTAATATCACCAATAGTTATGGGTATTAGGGGTGTGTTACCAGTATAATCTGATAATCTAGTTTTCATTAGTCTTCTATTTCTATGTTAAACTTGTCTCCTTGTTGAACTTGGTCTATAATATCTAGCCCTTCCACTACCTTTCCAAAACAGGTATGGTTACGGTCTAAGTGTTGTGTGTTTTGTCTACCATGACAAATAAAAAACTGTGAACCACCAGTATTCCTACCCGCGTGAGCCATAGAAAGAACACCCTTATCGTGATATTGATTATCACCATCTAATTCACAATCAATTTTGTATCCTGGACCACCCATACCATTTCCATTAGGGCATCCACCTTGTATTACAAAATTTGGGATTACTCTATGAAAGTTAAGGTCCTTGTAAAAACCTTCTTTTGCTAGTTTAATAAAATTATTTACTGTTTTTGGTGCGTCTTTTTCGTAGAACTCTACCACCATAGTTCCTTTATCTGTGTTAATTTTACCTTTCATTTTTTAATTTTTTAATTTCTCTATTAATATACCAACTTGATTTTTCTAAATCTTGTAATTTATTTCCTTTTTTATCAGCTCTTGAAATGTATTTGACCGCGTTACCTAAGTTAAACCCTAAATCCCAAGCTTCTATAACTTTAATAGCTTCATAAGGATTGTTTCTACCACCATAATGGTTAGGGTGGTTTACCATTTCTTTTTTTGCGTTTTGTGACCTATTAAATTTTATAATATCTTCTTGCGTTGGGTATTTATCCCATTGTGTGTTTGGGTTTGTTTTTTTATCCCATTGTGTGTTTGGATTTATAATTGGTTGGTCTTTGTATTTTCTTAGGTTGTCTTTGTCTATCATTTTTCACTTATTCTAGTTTTACCAAATTCTCCTGTTGGACTTACTCTTGGTAATGGTTTTGGTTTTTGGTTTGGACATTCACATAGTCTTTTATTAGCTACCAATGATGAAGCTTTTAATAAACTTTCAAAGGTACCAGCGTCTGACCACCAAGATTTTAATACCTGACATGTCATTAATCCATCTCTAACATAAAAATTATTAACATCTGTAATTTCTAACTCACCTCTATCAGACGGGGTTAAATTTTTTATATAATTAAATACCTTATTATCATAAACATATAAACCAGTTACAGCAAAATGTGATTTTGGTTTTTTAGGTTTTTCTTCGATAGAGATTACTTTACAGTTATCACCCTTTTCTAATTCTGCTACACCAAAACGTTCTGGGTCGTGGACCTCCTTCAAAAATATTCTAGAACCACTTTCATAATCTTCAATATTGATATCGTCATCAAAAATATTATCCCCTAAACAAACAGCTACATTTGATGCCCCAACAAATCTTTCAGTTAAACTTAAAGCGTGTGCTATACCACCCGCTTCATCTTGTATTTCATAAGATAATTTTAAACCCATATCTCTACCACTACCTAATAAATTTAAAATATCACCACAGTGTTCTCTACCAGAAACAATCATAATGTCTTTACATCCCATTTTTTTAAGTGTTTCTAAGGGGTAGAATATCATTGGTTTATCATAAACAGGTAATAAGTGTTTATTGGTTACCTTTGTTAATGGGTACAGTCTACTTCCAGTACCACCTGCTAATATTACTCCT